GTACCTATTCATTAAGTTACCAAATATTTGGTCTCTAAATTGTAAATCTGTATAAGCTACGATTTGACCATTAGGGTCAGTCCAATACCAATCAGAAATCTGATTTCCGTTTTCATCAGTAGATGTATAATAAATATCATCATAACCATACAAGAAGCCTAAACTATACCACGGGTTAGCAGGGTATTCATATTCATTACCCTGTGAATCTGTATATATTTCTGTTTCGTTTAACCATATTTCAATAGGATTATATCCATACGCTTTTTCGTGTGTCCTAGCTATTACACCCGCTGAAATACTAAATTTTTTACCAATAGGCAATCGTAATCTTGCTTCTGCTGATTGATAATTGAAGCCTACGTTTCCCACTTCTCTATGCTCTAATTTAAGGATATGGTATTTCCCTGTGTGTCTTAAAAAATACCTAGAGTTAATAAACTCTTCCCCTCTTCTTCTTTCTTTTTCAAAATGTAATAAATATTCGAACCCCTGAACCGCAGCAGTTGGAGATGACAAAGATTTGTTATTTTCTGTTCCATCGTAGTAATGTTTAGCTTTTATTTCATAGTCAAATCTTGCTAGTTTTCTAAAGCCTAAACCATACCTGTAATCAAAAGGGTGGTATATTGTTTGGTCTATAACTTGCGGTACATCGTAAAGGTTTTCAGGATTAGTTCTAACAAAATAATTTTTACGCTGTTGTTCATAAGAGTTTCTAACATCACCAGCCACATATAAAGTTCCGTATTTAAAAAATTGTTTGTATATATTGTTAAAAAACTTTTTAGCTTTATATTTTTTTACAATTTTATTTTGCAACAAACTATCTTGCGTAATAACTTGTGCTGGTGAATATAAAAAAAACAATAGTAAAATAAATGTAATTAGTTTTCTTTTGTTTTTAAACGCTTTATAACTTATATATAAAACCATAAAAATTAAACTTATGTTTAATAAATTCGGGTGATTATGTTCTCCGCATATTCCAAAAAAATGTTTTAAAGTTTCTATCATAATTAAAATTTACTTTCTATTATTTCTTCTATTTCTAAACTAATTAAATCAACAGTGTTAGAGGGTAATTTTAAAGATATGTTAGATTCTATCCTTATAACCTCTTCTCCGTTATGATAAACTACTACTGTTGGTAAATATTTAATACTTCGTTTATCAAACAAAGATTTATTTTTGCTGATATATAAAGTGTTAGTTTCTATACCTCTAAAACTCTTTAAAGATATTTCATTGTCTTTTACAAAACCCGCACTATACTGAATAACTTCAATATTAGATTGCGAATAATTAGCAACCCATACAAAAAGGGCAATTACCGTTACATTCCATCTCATCTATTTTTACTAATTTGATATAAACGCTCATCAATTTTATCTAATTGACTTTTTATCTCGTTTACATCTTCATTCATTATTTCTTGTTTTTCTTCTATCCTTTGAATTGTGCTACGCACTAACTCATCTTTGTACTGGAATTCTACACTAGAAACTCCATCATTTTTAATTTCTTCTATGTTTTCACTATTAGAAGCTACACTTGCCTGTAAAGTAAAATATATACCAAATACACTTGCAAGACCTATAACCGCACCGACCACTTCTTTTAAGCTTAAACTAAATTTGCTTTCTGGATTAATATTTGCCATCTTTCTCTCTGTATTTTTTGTAACATATAGCTACTGCTTGTTCTCTTTTATATTCTTTAGATGTTACTGCAACGCATCTCATCATAAAATCTCTTTGCTTTTCGTCTTTTTTTGGTTTAGGTATCGGCATTATATTGTTATTTCAGTTAATAAATTATCTATCTCAGTATCAGACATACCGTCTGTATCATAAACTCTTAAATCTTTACATTTTCCAAAGAAATCATTAGAGCCATCTCCATAATCGAATCGTAGTGTATTTAAAGTATTTACAGCAAATATTTCAAATGTCGTTTGTGTGCTTCCTACTTGTGAACCGTTAACCCAAAATTTAACTTTATTATTCTGATAAGAAACTGCGCATTTATGTAACTCTCTTTTATCTGTTGAAGCGTAATTTATAGAAACATCATCTGCGCCGCCACAAAAGGCAGTAATTCTATTTAATGTTGCTGTGTAACCTAATAAAACTACATTATTATTAGTACCATCGCTTAACCCTAAATAACTGGTTTCTGCTGACCTAGTTAATGCTGCTATTTCTGCAAATAATATTCCAGATTCAGAATTAAAAGTTGCTGCGCTACCACTATTAATAGCAGTTTCTATTGCTCTAGTTGCTGTTCCACCGTCTGTTGGTATATAAGTAGTTGCGTATAATCCAGCTTCAGCTTGTGCGCCGAATAAAAAAACTTCGTCTCCTGATACTGCTAGTTTTACGCCTATTCTAATTGCTGTTGTTGTTGATGTTGCAGTAAAATCAAACCTAGTCCAATCGCTAGTTACTGTAATATCTTGATAAGCATTTTCGGGTCCATATAATTGAACCTGACCTGTTCCTGTTTTTCTTTTAATATATATAGAAACTGTATGTGAAGTAGATGATGCGCCTGTTGCGTTATAATTATTAAACCCTCCTGCTGATGTAGCTTTTAGTGTACTAGCGTTTAATGTTCCGTCTGGTGAAGATGTTGTGTTTGCAGTTAAAGTCGCATCTGTGTTACCCCAACCTGTTCCCGCAAAGTTATTGCTATAATGTATCAGATTAGTTCTAGCTGGTTCTAATAAAAAATGCGGACATCTACTCGCCACATTGTTTGTTAAATCATAATTTAATCTAGGCAGTTGTGAAGCCATTGACACTATTAATCCATCACTATTAACCCTAGTACCTACTCCTGTTCTTTCAAATGCAAAGTCACCAACTTCTTCTTCTGGTATTGCGCTATACAAAACACGAGATTTGTACCCAGCGGGTATCATAGCAAGATTAGGTCTTTTAGCCATTATTTTTTATCTTTCTTTTTAGCTTTCGCTTTAAGTTTGTATTCTGACCAACCCTCTAACTCTCTATCACTCCATTTAATATCTAAACAATTACCCTCGATATTTATAATATGAGTATGAGGAGTAGGTATGCGGTTATACATACCCACTAACTCTTCTCTACTTTTAAAAGTATATTTCATTATTTTTTATTTTTTTTATCTACCTCTACGCTTTCATTTAAAATAGCAACTATTTGTTGTGCTTTTTGTAACTCAGCAATTGGCAAAGTTTTAATAACTTGATTTACTCTCTCGATTTGTTCTTCTGTAATTTTCATTTTTATATATTTTTAAGTTTATATAAAAGTACTAATTATTCTGGTAAATCTTGGTAATCGTCTGCATAATTAGCTGGAAGATGACTTTCCATAGAACTAATCTGCTCAGCACTTAACTCATTTTTATAGAAGTCATTAGCTAATACCCATTTGAAATGAGTTTTAATAGCTTCTAAATTTTCATTTGCTGATGCTTGTTCTAGTTGATAGCTTATCTGCCCTTTGATTACTTCTTTATGAGAATCAGGTGTATTTTCTGCTGTTATTATGTTTTTATACATTTCTATTTATTTTTTTATTATTAAGCGTTTTCTAATGCTGTTACTTTAGCTGATAAATCTTGTATTGCTTTAACAAGTACAGGGATTAATCTCCCGTAACTTGCTTCAAGTTTTTCAGGGTTTGCACCATAAACTAATTGAGTAAACTCATCATCTACTGATTGTAGTTCTTGTGCAATAAATCCAATATCTTTTTTACCTTTATTAGCTGAATAAAACTCTACTTGCGATTCGTTTCCTTGTTCGTCAATTTCTGTTCTTATTTCTGCTCTGTTATCCCAAACAAACTTTTTAGGTTGTAACGAATTAACAAAATCTAATCCATAAGGTAAATCCTCGATACTTGTTTTGTCTCTTTCATCTGATAAAGCTGTTATACTTGTTACTTGACATCTTAAAGTTGCAATTGATGAATTACCTAAAGTTATTTCATTAGAAACACTTGCAGCAGATGGAGTAGCTGTATAACCTAAAGCCATACTATTACTGCCAGTAAATGCTGTACTAGTTAAAATATCTCTACCTACAAAAGTGTTATTACTTCCTGTATGAATACCATTTATTAAACATTGATAACCAATTGCTATATTACCAGCACCACTAGTAGAATTGTTATAAGCACTAGCACCGACAGCAGTATTAGCAAAACCAGTAGCACCTGCTGAATTACCTCTACCACATTCTTTACCAAAATAAGTGTTCATATTTGCCTCATTATATTGCCCTGACGCATATCCTGCCACTGTATTACCAAATTTATCTACGGTAGTTTCTAAAGTACTAGTTCCAAGAGCAACGTTTTGAAATCCAGTACCTAAAACTTCACCAGATTTATAACCCACTAAAACGTTGTATTCACCACTTGTTAATCCACCACCTGAACTAGCACCAACTGACACATTATAATCTCCAGTTGTAATTTGATACATTGAGATTCTACCAATAGCAGTATTATACCCTGCTGCTGAACCACCAGTTGTAGCACCCTCTAAAGCCCTAGTACCAACCGCTGTGTTATAAGCTGAGGAAATATATCTTCCTGCGCCATCTCCAACAAATACTGTTTCTTGTTTTGCTGAACTATTACCACCCCCTGCTAATCTACCTATAAGAACTGCACCATCACCAACTGTAAATGCTTTACCTGCTTGATAACCTAAAGCAGTAACTCCACCAGCAACTAAACTAGCATCAGTTCCAGCTTCATACCCTATAAGTGTGTTCTGTAATGCAGTAGATACTCCATACCCTGCTTTATAACCAACATTAGTGTTTCCTGCACCAGAGGTTTGTGAATAACCAGCTTTAAAACCAACTGACATATGCCCAGTTGCTGTATTAGACCTACCAGCGTCTTTACCAACAGTAACTAGTTCAGATGCCCCTGCTGATACACCAGAAGCAAAACTTCCTATTGCAACAGAATCTTCAACTCCTGACGTCCAAGCTGTTCCCACAGAACTACCAATAGCGACATTATCATCACCAGCATTGGTTCTACAAGCCATATCTCCAATAACGACATTTCTGTCAGAACCAGCAGCCATCCCTTTTGCAGCTTCATAACCATATACTGTATTACTATTTGCAGTAGTTATAGTCGAGGCAGCATCGTGCCCAATTACTGTATGTCTTGTTCCAGTAGTTATTGCGTTACCAGCCGAACTCCCTATTATTATATTATCTTCTGGGTTGCCACTTAAACTAGCGGGAATATTTATAAAATAACTTGACGTTCCGTCTATTAACACATCAGTTAACCCATTTAAAGAAGTTGCACCACCACTACTTAAATTGCTAGGTGCTATTTTTACATTTGTTGTTCCATCATAACCAACTACGAAATCAACATTTGCCGAATCTGTTTTGGTTGTAAATTCACTAAATTTTTTATTTGCCATTTTTTATTAATTTATTTTATTATTTTATTCTGTTATTACGTATTCTCCTGCTTCAGTAATAACATAATTACCGTCTTCAGTTAATATTTCAAAACTATCCGTTGGGTCTACATATTCTGAATACATATCACCCCAACCAATTGTATTATTAACTGCACCTCTACCCCACCAGGTTACGTTGTATATCTCGTTAGCCATTATTTATTTTGTATTCTATTTTTATATTCCAACTGTTTGTCTGTTCCCAATACATTTTTTAAATATTTTTTTAATTTTATAATATTTTTGTTTTTAATTTTATATATCACAGCACCCACCCGTTAAATGTTGCCTCGTGGTCAGGGTATATATCGTCATTACTATTTGTATTATACTCTGGGAATAAATTACTGTTATAATTCATATAATCAATAAATCTTCTAGTATAATATTCTGCAAATTCCCTTTCCTTATTAACTAAATAATCAACCTCACTTTTTGATGCTGTTTGTGCATTCTCGCTGTTTCCTTTAAATACACCGCCATTGGTTACACTAAATGCAGCAAAGGGTAAATAATCCATCATTGCAAAATGTATTAACATTGGCTGGACGTAATCATTAACTAATGCTAAATAATTACCAGCTAAACTACCAGAAGCAACATCTGCACTTATTTTATTATATAAATCTGTGCCTAGATAATTTCTAATATGTATTTGCTGCGCAATCTTTATGTACTGAATAAACTTATCAGTATCTACGCTACCAGACATAATAGTATTTTTAACTAAATCAGACCTTTTTATAAATAATGCTGTTGCCATAATATTTTATTTTACACCAGGATAATGTCCGTGATTAGGCATATCAAATGGAGGTATTTCGCTATCCCTAGTTCCTCTAGGATTAGGTCTATAACTTTTTGGTATGCTATCTACTTCGTTATAATCTTTTAAATTCTTACTTTTTTTCGTTTTGTCTTTTAGGCGATATAAGACCTCTTTCCAAGTATGCCCACAGTAAACCCCACCTTTGTATTTAAAAAGGTCGTAAGGCATCCCTAAATGCCCAAATGAGTCGTTTACACCCTGCCTACTTGCTTTGTCTATGTCTTCTAGCCTATAAACTATACCATCGCTACTTCTAGCCATCATTCTAATACAAAAATCTCTAGAGTTTTCACTAGGTATATCTTCGTGGTACCTGTATCTAACTTTGTAGTAACCTTTGTCTAAATAACTAAATCCATTTGGTTTAGCTACAATATAATCTTGTAGTTTCTGTAATCCTGTTTTTTTAACTTCTATACATTTAGTAGCCCATTCTTCAATGCTTTCATTTTTATCACTATGGGTTCTGCTAGTAACTTCTTCCCATTCATCACTCATAGGTTCTCCTATTAAGTTGTTTAATAAAATATCTCCGTCTTCATTAGATAGGTTTTGTATTTCTTTATGGTCTTTACAAGGCATATACCAAGTATTACCGTCTTCGTCTTTATGTTCGTGAGAACCTTTACAGCCTTTTTCTAATGCTTTTTCCTCAGCTTCTTCTTTAGTTTTATAAACTTCTTGCCCGTCTATCTTTTTTAATTTAACTCCTGTTTCTTCTTCTTTAACTTCTTCATCATCTATTTTTTCTATTTCTGTAAATTCTAAAGGTTGTAGAGTAATAAAATATAAGTTTAAAGTAATTTCATTATAACCTAAAATTTTATCAAAAGCATCAATTAATAATCTTTGGAAAGGTCTAATTACAGTGTTATCCATTAATAAACTTGCTGTTTTAATTTCATCTGCGTTATTACCTAAACCTGTATTGTCTTTAATACCTATAAGCATTGGGCTTACTACCCTGTGGCTAACTAATATTTTTTTACTACTCTCATCACTAAGAAATTGATATTGATTATGAGCATCACTTAATTGTATAGGTTCTATACTTGCTGCTGTTGCTGGGTCATCATTAAAGGCAAGTATAAATTTACCAGCATTACTACTCCCCGAAAATTTCTGATATATCTTTTTTTCTATTAATTCTCTCTCTTCAGAATTTGGCGAACCATTGTTAAAATTAATAAGCATCGATGGCGCAAGTCCATTCAGTATATTATTTAAATGATAGTTAGATATTTCTTCCTCTAAGTCCGCGTATTGTAAGCCACCAGCATAATCTGGACTAGAATAGTATTTAAATCCAGCTCTGTAAGGTTTAACGTAAAGTATCTCAATATTTTCTTTACTCATACCAAAAGCTGGTATTCTTAATAATTCATCACCCCTTTTATATTTAGCCCAATCTTGATAATAAAAATAAGCTGGTATATCGCCCTCATCATTACATTTTTCTGCTCTTAATGTTTCAACAGGCATATGCTCTATTTGCGCAATGGTTTTTCTATCCTTAGAATAAATAATTTGTATAGCACATTGCCCCATCAATTTTAAATCATAACAAAGTTTCCTTACGCAATCCTTATCAAATAAAGATAACATTTTAGCGTATTGCTCTGGTCTTCTATTAGAATCAGTAGCATCTAACCCTTTACCAAATATCATTTCACTAATAGCATTCATACAAGCACTATTTGTTGGGCTACCATTATATCTATCAATTAAATACTGAAAATAGTTATTGTCTTGCCCGTAAGCAATCCAGTCCTGATTTTGTTGTTCAACAATTTCTGGGGTTGTATATGTTGCTAAATTTACTATTCTTAAATCATTCATATTATACTATTATATAATCATTGTCAAAAGAATCTTCAGTTGTATAATCTCCATTATTCATATCATAATAATTATTATTCTCTTGATTTATGGTTTGGTCTGTTACAAATATTTTATCTCTATAAATGTTATTTGCACCACTTTTTAAATTTAAATTGTAAAACCTACCCTCTTTTAAAATACTGTTACCAGAACTCGTGTAAGCGTTGTCTATGCTTATGTAATTACCTACCGTAGTAGCTGTTATACTATAATCATAACTTACATTAGTGCTTTCATCTCTAACGCTTAACGTTCCGCTACTAACAAATTCTCTAGGAATTATTTTAATATTTTGACTACTTGCGCTAGTGGTTAATACTTTCATACTAATATATAAATAAAACTTTATTTTTTTGCATAAAAAAAAGGGGTAACACTCCTGCCACCCCCTATGAAGAAAAATTTTACTTGACTAATATATAAAAAAAAAGGGATATATCAAAATATACCCCCTTTTAAATACACACTACAATAATTAGTTTGGAGTTATCTGTGTGCCAGAAACTGTTACTTGTGCAAAACTTGTTGCATTCATAAATGGTGGTGGAAATTTCTCCATCGCAACCATTGTTAATGTAAAGCCAGAAAGGTCGCCCATTGCTGCCCCACTTACAATTGTTCCCCCGTTTACATCAGCACCATTTTGTAAACCTACTAAAAATTTATTTCCGTTATAATCTTCTACAATAACCTGTGGTCTTGCATAAGCTAATAATTTTAATTCTTGATTAGTAGCTGCATCTAAATAAGGTAATGTAAGAGTTAATGTACTTTCATAAAATGTAGTTCCATTTTCTCTACTTGAATTAACCGCAGTTTCTAAAGTAGAATTGCCCTTAATATCAAACTTATATGCAGTCGGTGTTCCTGTTATGTTGTTGATTGTCCCATCAAAAGGTGGGTCAAATGGTTCATTTGAGCCATCATCGGTAGCAACTCCTATCCCGCCATAGTCAATAAAGTAAATTGCTTTTAAGCCACCTACTCCTGATTTGCAGGGTAATCCTCTACCTGTTGTTAGTAAACACGCCATATCTTATATTTTTTTTAATTATTAAAATAGAGAGGGTAATTAAACCCCCTCTTATTACATTATTATACCCCTGGTTCGTAAAGAACGATGTCAGAACCGATACCGTACTGAACACCAGCCGTATATCTCATAATTACTCTAACATTCTGGTCTCCTAAAGTTGCAGATGTATCAATCATACGAACTTCTTGAGAATCTGATAAAAGTCCAGTTCCAAAATATAAATTGCTTTTTTCAGCAGCTACCATTGTGTTGTCTCCCATTCCTGGACATACAAATACTTTAACTCCGTCAAACGCTAAATCTTGTCCCATTGACCACCAAGTTGTTCCCTTGTTGTCTACACCATTGTTAGAGTTGTGGAAGTTAGTATTTCCGATTGCAGCAAAACCACCTAACGCTCTTACGTAAGCTCTAGCTACGTTAGAAGATACGTATAAGTGTAAATCTTCTTTTCCGTAAACTGCACTAGGAATAGCATCAACTACTTTACCCATTTCACCAATAACATTAGTTGAATTTACAGTAGTACCTGTAATATCACTAATATCTCCGTCAGCTTTCATTAATGTTACGAATCCGTCAAATTCTCCCGCTGTTCCGTTAGCACCTTCCCAAATTGTTTGCTCAGTTTTTTGTGCAACTTGTGCTGCTACTTGCGCTAAAATATAGTCAGAAAAACTAGGTGCAAGATTATCGTAAGCTGATATTCCCATTTGAATAGCATCCCAATCTCCTCTAAAATCTTTTTTACAAAATTGTAGGTTTACCTGAAATTCTTCTGGTTGTATAATTCTTTCTGTTAAAGTAAGTGCGTCTGCTGTTAAATCAAAATCACACGTTGCATCTTTAACAACTGATGCCCAAGCACCTTTTTTAATTACTTCTTTGTACTTGATGTTTGGCTTAACTGTAATACCACCATTTGCAATAGTAGCACCACTAAGTAAAGCAGCAGAAATATATTGTCCTGCAAACTGCCCTGCATACGTTGTTGTCAACGAATTTAAGGAGTTATCTACATCAGCTAAATTTATTTGTCTTTTCATTTTTAAAATTTATTAGATTATTTTTTAATATTACTCATCATTTGTAAAACTCTATCCATCGTGTTCATTGGTCTGTTTTGACCGTATAACATTGGTTTTTTAGTTTCTTTTACTTCTGGAGAATGCTTAATAGCCTTTGCTGCTGGTTCTGATAACGCATCAGCAACTTCTTGTGGCACAGCAGATAAATCTTCTGTTTCTTGCTTCTCTTCTTTTACTTCTTCGTTTTTATCTTCTTTGTCAGCTTTTAAATCAGCTACTGCATCTTCTAGGTTTTTAATACGCTTTTCCATACCAGCCCAATCTTCAACATCAGCTTCTCCTTTGTCTTCTCTTTTTTCTTCAGCGTCTTCCATATCTTCCTCTTCTTTTTTCTCATAACCTAAATCAGAAATAATACCCTCTTCCTGAACGTTAAGCATATCGCCTGATTCTAGCTGATACTCGCCTACTGGTAACGCTACTTTAGTGTCATCAGTTAAGATAAACACTTCATTACCTTTTTCAAATTTCTCTGCTTCTAAAACAGTTCCATTCTCTAGTTTTAATTGTTCTAAGCTAACTTCTGTTGGCTTTACAATATCTTTGATTTTATTTAACATCTCTGTTGCTTTCATATCATTATATAAATTAAAAATTATTATTTTGCATTTTTGTTTTTATGTTCTTCCAATTCCCTGCGCAAGTAAACTACCATTGCAACAATCGCTATGGTAAGTATTATCATTACAAAGGCATCCTCTTCTGCTACCTTTTGGACTTGTTCTACTAGGAGTAACAAATTTTTTAGTTTTCTTTATTCTATTTCTCATCTAGTATAGCTATGATTTTATTTACTAAATCTTCTGCTGTACTTTTCTCACTAAAGTTTTCCTTTTGTTTATCTTTTGGGCGTTCTGCTTTGTCAGCAAAGTAACCCTCAATACTAAACCCTTTTACTTTTCCAGTTTTAACAAACTCCTGCCAGATTTTATCATTGTTAACTTTAACTGCACCCATCCAAGTACCAACTGGCACATCCATATCATATTTCCTAGATTTGTCTTGCACCTTATCCTCAACAATCCAACTCTCAACTAAACTTAATCCGTTTAAGGTGTGTTGGTGTTCTAGCGTTGTTTTGTTCTGATTACCTTTCATTAAATAAAGTTGGGAGGCTTTTTGAACTGTGTCTCTAGAAAAATAAATATAATATTCTTCTGAACCATTAGTTCTATAAATTGGTTTATTAGGTATTAACAAAGCACCTAATAATATTTTCTTTTCCTCATCAACTTCAGCTAATTTAAATTCTTGCGATTTTAAGGCAACAAAATCTTCTTCTATTGCTGGATTCTCTACTACTGATATTGCTTCAATTCCAGTTAGTTCATCCATATCATCTAAAACTAGTTCTACTATTTTCATATCTATATATAAATTATTTTATTTTTTTTTGCATTTTATCCACCTATCGTTGCACCCTCTATAATATTGTTTTCTAAACTTTGTGCAGAGGTTACATCTTGACTAACTACAAACGCTTGTACTGGCTGTTGTTCTTGTTCTCCTATGGCTGCTGCTAATTGTGTGGTTTCACTTCCACCTACTACATTAAATGTTGGTGCAGTTGGCATAGATTTAGGCGCACTTCCACCACCACCACCACCTGGGGTTTTTACTGCTAAAATTTCTTTAACCGCCATAAAACCTTGAACCCCCGTTGCTACTGCTTGTGCGATAGCATACCCAGGCACCACTGCGCCAGGAGAATTTGCTGATGCTTTTAATTGTGCTGCGATTGCGGCATAAGTATTTATTAATGATGCTGCTACTGCAAGACCCTTACCTGCTGCTGTTTCTTTTCCTAACAGTGATGAAAAAGCACTTAACGCATTAGCATAAGCACCCAATGCCCTTTGTTTTTCTTCAAACTCTAGTTTAGTTATGTCAGTTGATGCTTTAGCATTGGCTACTAGTAATTTATGTTGTTGTTCAGTAGATAGAAGTGTGTCAGCTTCAATTTGTTCTCTTTGTAATCTAAGTAGTTCACGTCTTTCGTCAAAACTCTTAGTTTCAAAATCTTTGGTTAATCCTAATTGTTCTATTCTTTTATCTTGCTGTTTTTTTATTTGTTTATCGCCAAACTCAGTTGCTAAATTTTGACCTCTTTGCAAAAAAGAAAATTGTAAATTGTGTAATTCTTCATCTAATTGTGCTTGTAATTCTTTTACTTTTTCTGCGTCGTCTCCTGCTCTTTTAATTTGTTCTGCAAAGTTTTTCTCTGTTTGCGCTTTGAGTTTGTCGTGTTGTTCTTGTAACTTTATTTGCGCTAGTTTTTGTCTTTCAAATTCATCAATTGCATTAAAATCTCTTAAAGCATTTAAATTTGCTAAATGTTCTTCTAATGCTTTTTTCTCTTCAGCGTATGCTTTCTCTCTGTTTTTCTTTCTATTATCGCTACCTTTCTTTTCAATATTTTCAACTGCTATTTCGTGTCCTGCTAAAGTGTTTTTTAAACCATTTAATTGATTCTCAGTTTCTTTAATTGTTTTATCACCCTCTGCTTCTACTTTAGCTGGGTCAAAGAAAAATGATGCCGCACCCATTGAGAAGTCTGCTGCTAAAGATGTAGCCTCAATACCTATGCCTGGCAGAAAACTTGCAGCATAAGTAATCGCGTCAACCATACCTAATATTAATGTAAGCGGTGCAGTCAAAAACGCAATAAACCCAGCTAATATCTTTTGGTTTCTTTTAGCTGCTGATATTTGACTGGCTCTTATTTCTTTCTGTGTTAATAATTGCGCTTCTAATGCAGCAATAGTAGTTTTAGTTTGGTCAATCTTTAATTTTAATATATCTTTCTCTGACTTGCCCTGTTGTTTAAGTATATTTTCCTGCGCACTAATAGATTTTAATTTATCTTCTTCAGCAGAAACTAATTCTTGTTGCCTTTTTAATTGTTTTGTTTGTTCACCAGAAACTCCATTTACTAAATTTTTAAGTTTATCAAAGTTTGCAATCAATAAACCTACCCCAACTATTATTGCACCAATACCTGTTGCTATAAGGGCTTTTGTAAAGAAACTTACACCTACTGCCATAGCTAAGAAACCACCCTTAACTAACGTAAATAATTTAATTCCTTTAGCTAAAGTACCGTAGTAACCCATCGTTACCATATTTAATGCTCTAGTATACTTCTGGCTTTGTATTAAATTTTTATTTAAGAAACCAACTTTTTTAGCAAAAGATAAATCCCCCTTTTGTTTTTGTTTTTCTAGGTTTAATGCGCTTAATGCTAACCTCTGGTTTTGTATTTCTCTGGTAAGGTGTTTTTGTTGCTTTGTTAACGCAGTTATTCTACTGAGGTCAGCAGGACTTGTGTCCTCTAACGCTTCTTTTACCTTTTGCGCTTCTTCTCTTAAAAATTGAAGCTGGTCTTTCTGTTCCTCAATAGTTTTTGTAAGCGCTTTGAAAGACGCTTCTGCTTGTGCTACATCACCTTTAATTTCAATTAGTCTTTGTTCTGCCATTTGCTAAGTTTTTTAAATTCTTTAATTGCTGATTTAAAATTAACAGCTAATTTATATTTGCCTTTTGCTATTTCTATGTTTTCAGTTTCTTCTTCAGCATACTTTAAACCGTTTATTATTTGTCTTATCATTATTCTGTTGTTATATCGTTACCGTCTTCTGTTATAACAAAGAATGCGCTATCCTCTGTTGTAACAAAATCTAAATCTGTTATTGCTGCCTCTGTGTGTGTAATTAATTCTAAATCTGTTTTGTTATTTAATAAATTACTTTTAATGCTATTGATTCTAAATTTTCTTCCGTTAACAACTATGTAATCATTTAAATTATAGTTTAGTAATATTCTTAAAGGTAAATAAGCAGTTAACTTTACTATCCTAGCTTTTAACCTAAATATGTTAGTAATATAATTGTAATAATAATTATTAAACAAAGTTCCGCTAAAACTAACTAAAGGTCTATCGTACTCATTAATCATTGTTCCAAAATGTATGTTATCTTCCCCACTTGCATTATCTAAGAACCTACTATTACTAGGAACATTATAATTAGCAATAGCTGTTTTAGTGTTGTTTTCCATATAGGATATATTATTCCCGCTATTTCTAATAGGGTAGAACATTAAGGGTTTACCCTTTAAACTGTTTTGGCTTTCGTTAACACTCCAACCCCATTGTATAGATGTATTAACCCCTGTGTCTAAATCAACTAACCTTTCATATTTAAAATGACTAAAGGGTAATTTAATATTATACACTTTTCCATCAATATTAAAATCCTCTGCATCTTCATTCCATTGTTCTGTTCCCCAACCCTGATTAAATAATTGTTCGTGATTAACAGCAAAGAAACTTTTTAAATCTTCATAAAAGAATTTAACTTCTTTAAAAGGTAAGGCAACATTAACCATTGATTTATCAACGTCAACATATTCAGATATGTCATAAGTTTTAATAGATGTTAAATTATAATAACTATCACTACTAGCATTATCTAAAGTTCTAACCTCTATTTTTCCGCTATCATTTTTAAAAGCAATTAAATTAAACATTTTAAACAAACCTGTTAAGAAATCTGTAACTTTCATTTCTGGCATCTGGTCTGCTACATCAAATGTTGCTATTGCTAAAGTTGTTATATTATTAGAGTTAATAGTGTTTGTATAACTAACAGGGCTACCAGCATCATCAAATACAATTCCCTCTAATGTTATTATTATATCTGATATAATTACAGTTGCATCAGCACTTATAACAACACTCCAATTTCCAGCCATTGTATTTATATCTCCTAGCTCTGTTGTGCCTAAAGTATATGCGCCCTGTCCAGCAGTTCTAGAGGTAACATATACAGAGGAACTACCCTTAAAAAACTCTATTGTATAAGCTGTGGCTGAATCTGCAATGTCCATATTAAAACTAGTACCAAAATCAGCAAATTCTGATGTTAAACCATAAGTGCTACCAAGACCTGCACCACCTTGATTTACATCTCCACCAGTCCAAGTTGATACCTGAAACATAAAAGATAATGCGCTTGTGCTGGTTTTAACTTCTCCAGAAACCCTATTAAGCCACATATACAAATTATAATAAGGTGCGTTAGATGTGCTAAAAAAATCAGTAGTAAAATCTATTTCGCTGTAAGTGTTTTCTATTGCTTCAATAATACTGTGTACTCTTAACGCTAATTTTAAATCTGTATATTTAACTCCGTGTGTATATTTTGGGTCGGTATCATCAGAATTATAATCTAGGTTCTTTGAATTTTGAATATCCTCACCAGTATTATAATATAAAGGTTCATTTTTATTATGCGTTATTAAAGGCGTTATTAAACTATTCTTAGCAGTAGCTGGGTTTAGTTGTAGCTTTTCCCTTACAGTATCATTCTCCCATATAGGAGATAATAAAACCTGATAACCCTCACCGCTAGTAAAATAATCCTGATTAACTGTTAATTGCGTATTGCTATCAACTGATGTAATAGTTGCGTATCTATTATCAGTTGTGTTCTTAACTCTATCGCCCTCTGATGCAGTTGTTGTAAAAGCTGCGCCACTATCTATTAATTTGTTAGCTGTTGTTGATGTAGTTGTTCCAGAAGCCTTAACCTCAACAAAACTTAGATTGTTTAATTTATCTTCTCCAATAACATCTTTTAACGCTACTGTATTATCATAGAATACAACCTTATAGGCATAGGGTTTGTTTTGTTTTAACTGAACCCCGTTGAGTTTTATCCTACCAATTTTATAATCTGTTCCATTTAATTTTATAGTAGCTGCTACTCTTGCTCTAGCATCAAACCCATTATCAATATCATAATTATAATAATGTTTAAATAATTTGTTATTTGTTTTAGATGCGGGTAAACTAAATTGTTGAGAGAATGCAGTAAATACCTTTGCAATATCTTTTACGTTTTTGATGGTGTCAGTAATTGTAACTGATTCATCTTTAAACATATCAACTCTAGTGCTGCCTATGTATAATTCTATAATCTGCATTTAACGGATGTTATTAATTGTTTGATATGCGAACTCTAACTCAACTTGATATTCAATCAGTTTATCATTTAATGATGTTTTAAAATTAAGATTATTACTTTGTATATACGCTGGTAGTGTCTTATCGTTATATTCTATCCAAACTCTTTCGCTCAATACTAATTGTTTAAATAACTCATTATTGCTTTCTGGATAATAACCACTATTTAAAACTAACTTTTGAACTGCGTTTTTATATAATATAGTTTTCTGGTGCTTATAGGTATTATAACTCCCATCGCTTAATATGTTTCTTTTAAAGCTTTCATCTTTAGCTGATATACTTAGATTACTAGTTTTAAACATCCATAAATCTTGATAGGCACCAAATTTATTTATAAAGGTTAATTTATAAGGTTCGTATTTACATTCTTCTATGTTTTCAACTTTAATAACTGTAACCCCCTCAGTACCATCAACATACACTTCATCAACATCATATAGAGATGTAGATTTTAAAAACTCATTAATACAAAAACTCTCTTCATAAACCCCACCGTCTGTTAATACTCTATCTCTAAAACTATCAGTTCCGTCTTCTTCATTACTAACATATATAATAGCATCTTCTACTCTAGGCACTGATACGGGTTTTGTATAGGTGTCTATTACTTCACCTTTTTTAAAAAAAGTAACACTATTAAAATTAGCATAGTCAACGGGTATTCTTAATGCACCGTCATCAGATTTTAATATTGTGTCATTGCTTTGTAAATATCCCTGCGTTAATTGTGGATTAGCACCGTCTTCAAAATATCCATAACCATAATATGCAATAGTAGCATAAACAGGTGTTTCTGGTGTTTGTTCAACTCCTGATATATATTTAGTTATTCTGTAATCAAAATAAATAGTAGTGTTTTCTACTGTTGTTCCGCCTAACTCTGGGTATGTTCCGTTGAACTCAGCTAATATATAATCTTTAATAAGTTCAGCAACTTCAAATGTTACTTTAGCATCTATTGCTGTTGAGGTTAATGTGTAAGTTGGACTAGCTGTAAATGAAGTGTTAGCATATCCTGTGTAAACATCCAATTCAATCTTTACGCTTGTTAAGTTTGTGTCCGCTACATTTATAAAATATGGACTTAATATATTCGCTTTAGCCATTATAATTTAATTTCTTGGTTTTTTAAATCTTTATATATAGCACCCTCTAAATCTAGTGCGAATGCTTTTGTAATATCATTCGGTAATACTTTCATTACCTGTTTTAATGCGTCAGTTAAAAACATACTCGGTGCAATACCTTTCATCCAGATACTTCTGATAATCATATCTGATAATGCTCTTTGAGTTATGTACCTACCTGTTTTTCTATCTCTACCTTTAAGCCCTTTTCTTTTAACCCATTTATCAATGCCCTCTGTTAA